GTGCCTTGTAATGGCGGGCGGGTGACAATAGCCCTAGAGGTCGTAAGCGATTCAAGGGCTACAGGTGAACTAGTCGAGCAGTTACCGCCGCAATGGTCCGTGCTACATGCCAGGCCGATTGATTGCCTCGATGCCAAACGCCCGGCAAAGACTATCACACCACTACGGTTCAACGAGCTAACCAGCGCAGATGGAGGTATTTGCATTGGCGGCCAAGTGCGCAAGAATCTAGGCCGGCGCTACTGGCCAGGGGTTGCAGGTTACTGGGGCGCCTGTTGCGGTGCTGGCTGCGAGTGTCTTAGCGCTGGCTGTGTGCAATGCCCGCCGATTACCGCACCGCCTATAATCGCCGTAGCAATTCCGCTCATTGTGTTGTCTCTCCAATTTTTATCCCCGACAATGCCAGGGCTTCACGATAATCCACCGTCACCTCATCTCCCTGGCCACCGGCCACACACCCATTAATCGGTTTAATCGCCATCAAATCAATATCACCGCCTTCATTGAGAATAAATCGAGCATTGGGAACGTGGGCGTGATTGATATATCGGCCCAGTGGCGTGCGCATGCCTTGGATTCTAGCCGGGCCAATCATTTCACCAGGCTGGGCCGATGAGGACAGAAAAACCCCCAGCCCTTCAATCGGTGAATTACGGATAGTGATACGGCTATAGCCGCTTGGCATCGGGATCTGATCCGTTATGTTCTCAGATTGAGCCCTCACCTTAACGGCATCAAACCCGCCTTGCTCAAGCAATTGAGCAAAGTCCATACGATCCGCTTCCCGCAATTGGTATTGCAATTCCAGTAATTGCTGATTATGGGCTTGCCAGGTTGCGCTCTTATCCAAGAACAATGCTTCTAGCTTATCAATGTCGGTTTCCTCAGTGGCGTAGACGTTCTGCCACACCGTATCCTCTAACACATAGCCGTACTTGCGACCGGGCTTGCCCACATAGATTAGCGGCGCTGTTAAAATTTTCAGCTCACCATCGATCACAATCGCCACGGACCCTTTTAACAAAATATTCAGATGCTCATATTTTTGCGCATGGCCAACCGCAAATGTATCTTTGAATAACGTCACTTCACGTATATAAATACCAGGGCCGAAATGGTGAATGACAGGGCAATCCACTTGCGGAAGATCCAGAAGCGCACCTTCCAATAATTCTATTTTTTCATTTAAACTGATTTCACCGTGACCAGTGGTTTTTAAAGCAGCCATCACGTTATCACTCTACCCGATGCCATAATCACAATAGCCGACGCGGCGCTGGCAATGGTGGAGATAAAACCGCTGTTTTCCAGAACCTGGCCGATCACCTCATCGAATCGGTACGTTTCACCGGCTGCGATCGCCCTTGTCAACACAATCACATTATCCGCTCCCGCCACATCGCCCACTTCAACCAGATAAATGCTGAGCGTGGCAGTCGAGGCGCTGTTATTGGTGCCGGTAAAGGTGTCTATGATGGTCTTGGCATTAATTGAGGTGTATTGCGTGGTTTGCGCGTTGGCGGCAAATTTTGCCGGAATCAGGTTAGCCGGGGTAACCGTCATTTATAAATGCTCCTGGGTCACTTCTAAAAAAGCCGCTGCCGTGGCCGGTGAAAAGGCCGTAGCCGGGGTAAAATTCATGGTCACATTGGTGCTATCGGCTGCCCAAAAAATCTCAATATAATCATCTTTATCCATCGAAAAGGTCAGCGTTTTGGACGGGGCATTGTTGGAATTATTGGTTTCCAGCGTGGTAATGGTCGCCGTGTTGGCAATATCAGTGCCGTTTTTTCGAAACCAAATCCAGATATTTTTTTGACTGGCGCTGCCGGAGGTCAACTGCAGCGCGACCGCGAATTTGTAGAGCCCGGATTGCCGGCAGTAAATTCGTGATGGGTTGCCCCCATCCAGCTCCACACCGTATTCAATGCGGATGGTATCCCATTCCAAGGCGGTCGCCGTATTGGCCGCCGACACCGTGGCGTCGGTGAGCCGCAAAAAAGAACCGTAAAAAAAATCCTGCTCAATGGTAGGCCGTACCGTAATGGCCCCTAATGTGGCATGGGCCACCAGCACCAAAGCCACCGGGATACATAAATCCGGTGCGGTTGGCTTTGCATTGGTCATACCCCCGGCTATCGTGGGTGAGGCGTACAATATGTCCCCCACGGCCCAGGTTTCACCATAAAGTGATCCGGTGGTATTGATGCCGTTGACCTGGCCGCGCACCGTCAAACGACCGGTTTCACCCTGCAGGATATCCTGAGTACAAATGCCAATCACATAAATACTGGGAAACGAGCCATCCGCGATGAATAAATCCACATCCGATGGGGTAGTAAGACCCAGCCCCACCACTTCGCCATTGTCAAAATCGTAGGCTTGATTATTGGTGACTCGGGAATACTCTTCTAATCCTACCTGCAGTGATACACCGCCTGTGTGATGCAGATTGAGCGTGTCCTGATCATCATTCCATACCATACGCCGCACTTTATCGACGTGGCGCACCGTGGGATTAAAATCCAGATAATCAATTTTGGGCTTTTGAGTGGGTTTCAGATCCGGACCCACACTCACATTCTGAATGGCTTTTTTAATCTGCCCCAACGCCGCTACTGCGTTGGCATTGGCAGTGCCCGACTCTAATAGGGCCGCCTCGACCAAGGCGAATAACTCCACGACATCGATGGGGATTAAATCAAATAACTTTTCAAAGGCTCTTATGGCTCTTTGGGATGGCAGAAATTCCGCCAGCTCCTTGCGGGTGAGTGGCCTGGGGTCCGTATCGTAATTGGTGTCTACCATGCCAGCGCCTCAAGTCGCGCTTCCAGCCGTACCGGTGCAAGCTGCGCATCGCTGGTGCCAAAAAACCGCTGAATCCGCCAGTTTTCCATGTTGCCCTGAAATAACCAGATCAGGCGTTTTTTGCGGTTGCCGGTGGTGCCTGCGCGGATCGCTTTGGGCATACTCCACTGTTCACCGTCCAGGCTGTATTGCGTCCATAAAGTCGAATCCACACCCAATGCATTACGGCCAGTCAAGCAAATCAATTCCAGTTCGTGAAAGATCGCCCCATTACTCTCGTTATACACAATCCCGGTGTTGAATTCCCAGCCTACCTTTACCCCCCAATGTTCGGAGCTTTGATCGGTCATGTATCCAATGGCCGGGCTTGCGGTATCACCCACCCACCACTGATCATAGACCCACACCAGATTATTGCCGCGATAACGCGATTCAACCAAACTGCTCGATAAAATAAACCACACCGGCTGCCCTATTACGTTGGACGCCGCTGCATCATAGACCAGCGTTTTGTTGGGCAAATGGATGTACAGATACTGGTGCCCCGCATCCATTTGTTTTTCAATCTTGATTTGAGACAATTGCGCCTCAGTGTATTTTTTTAACTGCAATTCGATTTCCCGTGTGGCAATTCTCACAGACGAACCCGAAGCGGCCAAAAACACGGAAATGGATTCATTGCGACCACTGCCCACAAAGGCAATGGCATCACCAAATACGCAACAAGTGTGTGTCCCTACGGTGCCCCGCTCAATCTGCGCACCATCGATGCGCTGAAAGGGAAAGCCGGTGCCGCCCACATTATCGAAAATCTCAATGGTGTAGCGGTTTAACGCATAAGGCTCATTTTTTAATTTTAACAGCGCCTCCACCGGATCCGGGTCGATTTCAGATGAGCCGTATTTGGTAGTCAATATCGAAAAGGGATCATTTAATTCCGTGACAATCAAGAACTCGCCATCGGTGGTCATGAAATACCCATCTACCCAAATCACGTCCAGCACCGTACTCAAATCCGGATCCGTGACTTGAGCCAGCGTAATGCCGTCCCAGTAATACAGCCGGCCACCGGAAGCAATTGCCAACCGATCAAACGAGTAATCCAGCGTAACAAAGCCACCGCTGCCCACATCACCCAAAACGGTCACGGCACCGGTTTGTGACACTTCCACCAGGCTTGTCCCCATCACCCGATAATGCCGTCCATTCCAGTTAATACCTCCGCGATCAATACCGGTCCCATCACCGGCTTTCACAATGCCATCGGCAGGGCGCAGGTAGCCATTGCTGATCCCCTGCTGCACCGGCACCGGTACCATGTTGCGCGGATACGCCACCCGCATATCCGGTGCCTCGCTGGTGTAGGTGCCGTTTAAAATCGGTATTTGCATTTTTTACATTCCCAGACTAGCCGATCCTGTACCAACTATTGGTTGCTGCTACAAAGCGCATCCTAAAAAAATCATCCGCTGCAAGCGTAGTGGACGCCCCAAAGGCTGCCGCTGCGCCATTTAACGCAAAGGTGAACGCGGTGATCTGCTGCGTGCTGGTGATCAGGATTTCATTACCGTCCGGGGTTTGTGTATTTAATGGAGGGGTCACGGTACCGCTTGCCAACAATCCAGCCGGTTGCAATAAGATCCATTGTTGTTGCGATACCGGAGTGGCCACCGCGATATTGAAGCCAGTCCCTGGCGTATAAATCGTGGTGCTCACCGTGGGGCTGGAGAAGGTTTGCTGAAAATAACTGAGCAGGGCGCTGATCGGTAACCGCCTGGCATCCCCATTCTGCTGACTGTAAACCGGCAATTGATCACCGGAGGAAACCGGGTTTAAGAGCGTCAGTTGATTAATCTGGGGCATGGTTAATCCTCATGCAAAAAGAACAGGAAACAAACAGGAAACAAAAAAGCGGTTTTATCGGTTTGAGAAAATTAATTGAATTCCAACGGCCCATCGCCACCGGTGGTGACCGGATCGGTTGGGCGATCAATAAAGGGGTTATCCTCACGCCAGGGTTTATTACCGGCTCCACTTGGCATGGTGCCAGGCAATTGCTGTTCAATGGGCTGGGCAATGTTGAGCAATAAGTCGGTGTAGGCTTTGCGAGCAATCATCATGGTGGACGGTAAGACCTGCTTACCAACGATCCCGGCAATGCGCAGCGCCAAATTGGTATAAACCGCCTCATTGGCAGCATCCGGCACCAGCGTTTCCTCATCCAGATCCGAGTTCTCAGGCGATAAAGGCACCGGATAACCCAAGCGCAAGCCAATGCCGTTCCAGGTGGCCATCATGCTATCCAATCGCCGCAGGGCCGCTTGCAATTGCTCTGGCTCCAGATCGAAGGTATAAGACGCATAACCGATCTCTTCAAATGCCTGCACAACAAATTGCCGCTTAGTCCAAGACATAATCAGTCGTCCTTATTCGGGTTCATCGGATTCAGCCAGCGCCTCATCGATTTTTTTCAGAAGCGTTTCATCTTTGGTATTGCCGTTAAAACTGATACCCAATTCCCGCGCTTTGGCTTCTAGTTCTTCCCGTGTCGGTGGTTCCAATTCAGGATCGGTTTGCGGATCATCGGTTGTGGGCGCTTCCGGGGTTTCTGGATCCGCATCAGGGCAGGAATGATCTTGGCATACTTCGCCGCTTGGGCATTCCGGCACCGATCCATACCAGCCGGCGGAAAGGGCAGACTCGTATTCGGTTTGATCATTGACCAATAAATGACTGGATGCGCTTCGATAGACAAGACGTGGAAATTCCATTTATTTCATCCCTTTTTTGCTTTTGGTTTTCTTGCCCTTCATGGCCTTTTGTTTAGCATCTTTGGCCACATTGAGCGCAATGGCCACCGCTTGCTTTTGCGGTTTTCCGGACGCCATTTCCGTTTTTATGTTCTTGGAAATGCTTTTTTGGCTGTAGCCTTTTTTTAGCGGCATATCATGGATTCCTGTTTCGTATGCAACCGTAATAAAAAAAGGGGCCAATAGTGACCCCTGAGCTTGAGCGTAAAGGCGGTTGTTATGGGTTGGTTAATGAGAAGGTGATAAAGACACCCTCCGCGGCTTTCACAGTGCGAAACAGCGCCGATCCACCCGCAGGCACCACCACATTGCCAACAACCGTGTGATCCGTATCAGCCAGCAATGTGAAGGTATTGGCCCCGGTATTGATCACGCTCCAATCCACCGCATCACCCACCGCCATTGAGGTGGCCGCATCCATTACCGTTCCGGTTGGCAGCGTGCCATCAACGGCTGCCGCCGTGGTGCTGGTGACAATGCCGGTCAGGATCATGGCTGCGGTGAGCGCTCCGGTGGCATCCAATGCAAGCGGTGTGGCCTGATAAAGCGCAGGCTTGACCGCAGACGCCGCACCGTAATCAAATTGCACCGGGGCTGCGCCTGCTTCAATGATCACCTGGGTTTCTGCAGTAAACGCCGCCGTAGTGTAGCTGCCGTTTTGTATTTCCACGATCAAATCAATGCTATCGGGAAAATTCGGATAACCCAGAATTTGAGAGATTTTTACCGAATCCAGGCTTTGGACAGATACCGTATCACTGGCCGCAACCGTGATTGTCACCGACCCGTGGGGATAAACAATATTCATGTTACGTCCTCCTTTAATTAATGGATGGGTTTAAGTGAGTGATCAGGTTTGACCAAAGATAATGATGCCCGACATTTCCGGTTGTTTATTCACCACACCGAATAACGTATCAATCCGGTATTTGGTTTTCATGGTATTGATGTCATAGAACTTCTGCATCACTAACTCAATACCCTGATCGGTGGTACCTCGCATCACGTTGGTGCCGGCATCGCTGGGCACCGCATAATGACCCGGCAGGATTTCCAGCGCATCCTTTTGCCAGAATGGGTTGATCCTGGCGGCTGCGATGTTCAAAAACACCAGCGCACTGTTCGCCGCTGCAGTATTCAACACACAATTTTGATACTGCAATTCCGCATCCGAACCACCTTGCGCAGTGATCATCGGTGGACTAATGGTCATGGTGGTGCCACTGTCTACGGAAATGACCCGGAAGGTTTTCAGCTCTCCCGTATCACCTTTGGTGATGTGATGGACCGCATTGAGATCCGCCACGGTGAAACAATCCCCAGCCGCCACGCCTGCAGTCGCCGATACGGTGATGGTTTGATAACGGTTGTCCACATTGGATTTTTCACCGGTTACCGCCGTACTGGTGGCCCGTGGCACGTAATAATTGGCCGCACCAACAAGCGTGCTCATAGTAATACCACCACCGCCACCGGCTGCCGCAATCGCATTGGCGTAATCCATTTTGTAAGTATCAAATGAGGCGATCAGATCCACATAGGCCCGCTCATAGGCCCGCTCTGGTTTGCCGGTCATGGTTTGGCGGTTAGCCAGATCCCGAGCCAGGCCGTTATAATCGCGGGTTGATAGCGCAAGATAGCGATCCCAGCCCGGTACGCCCTGCTCATTCATAATCGCTTCAATTAACGCCACATCACCGAAACCGGTTGCCGCAGTGGCCACCGGTACCACCAGCGTACCTTGAGCACTCGCCACATTGGTGATAGCCACATTAATATCGCTGGCCAGTTTTTGCTTGGCTGCATCGCCTAGCCGTTTTTCCTGCAGCGCGTCGCGCAGCTCTTTGGCATCCATGATCCAAGGTGAGGATTTGGAGTAACCGAGCGAGGCCGGGACAGACAATTGGGTTTTATCAGTGAAATTGGCGGTTTGGTCCATACCATCAAATGATTGGGCAATGTACGGCATTGGACGCCAGATCACGTCACCGGCTCGCTCCATTTCCGTATCGCCCACACGATATTTGGCACAATTGCGGGAAAGAACCAGCATATCGTCGAAGGCTTCCAGAATATCCTCGAACGCGACCCGTTCTTCTTTTGAGAAAGCATTGCTCATAGTGTTTTACCTGTAAATGGATGTGATGGTGTTTATCACCATCATGGGGCTGCCTGGCGCTTCTGCTTCCGGTACTGGGTCACCTTGGTGTAATTCCCAGTCCTTTCCGCTTCAGCCCGCAGCTTCTCAAGGGTTGAATCCACCACACCTGAATTGCGTCCGGTACCGTTCACGGTGCGCTCAGGCGGTGGCGTGGTTTTTTTGTTGGTCACTTTTAAATCTTTCTCCAGCTTGGCCACCGCAAACGCGAATTTAACCGGATCCTCGAGTTCAGCTATCTTTGCTGCCTTGGCCGGGTTTTTTCCCAATGCATACATAACCAAAGCCGGGTTTTCTGAGCCCTGCAACACAATACCCTGCTGAGTCACGCTCAAGACTTCCGATACGGTGGCCTCGGCCTCCTCATAATCTCGAACTTTTAGCGCTGCCTTGGCTTTGGCGTAGCTGTCCAGCTTTTCTTGCCAGGCTTTCTGCTGATTCTGTTCGGTTTGCTTGGCTTGCTCGGCCTGCGCTTCCACTTCCCGCTTGCGATCAAACCAGCTCGTTAGGGCTTGCTCGTATTGCTCAGTATCGTAATCGTGATCTTCCAGGGTTGGCTTTTTACCCAGCTCCACCGGTTTTTTGCTCTCGGTGGTTTGGTTCAGCCTGCTTTCCAGTTCACGTATTTTTTTGTCTTTCTCCCGGTTGGCTTTGCGCAGATCCCGCACCCAGGCCGGGGCTTTCTCGTATTTGTCAGGCGGTGGTGCTTCCTCGCCGATTGAAACCGTTATTTCTGATAATTCCGAAGATTCACCATCCTCACCTGAGTCCTCATCGCCTTCCGCTTCGGATTCGTCCCCTTCCTGATCCTCACCGGTTGATTCTTCCTCGGTGGTTGATTCTGATTCGGTTTCATCCTGGGAAGTGGATTCCTCTTCGGTATACAGCTCATCTTCTTGTGATTCGGTTTCAGTTTGATCAACTTTTTTGTTCATGAATTGTCCTTAAAAAATAGAACACTCACACCTGACTGCTGGCGGTGTGGTTGCCAGTGGTTTTGGTAGATTTGAATTGATTTGAATTGATTTGATTTAAATGGAATGAAAGGCTTTGCCGGTTTACTGCGGGTTTTGATACACCGCGTTTTGCAGGGTTTCGATTTCTTTTAAGGTGATTTCCTGATCCGTTTTTTTCGTGTTAGCCAGTGTTTCCGTGGCTCGGGCTCGGGAGTATTCCGCATCGGCAATGGTTTTCACGGTGCCGGCCCTCGCTTTGGCGGCATTGGCTTGCGCCTCTTCTGCAGCCGCTTGCAAGTATTGGGTTTGTGGATCCGGTGGCCGGTTGGCCGCCTCCGCTTGCATTTGTTCGATCTCCGCGTCTGTGGGTTTGACCACACCCATACGCACTAATTTTCGTCTAAAGAAGTCGCGCACATCAGAGATACCCTCACCTTCCATGTTCATCATGGCCATGGCTTGCAATACTTGTTGCGTTTCCGGATCCGAACTGATCGCCAGAAGCCCGGTTAATGCTCGCACCGTGGCCGCTCTGCGGCTGGATGAGGACGGCCCTATATCCACCGCCACATCGAATTTGGCCTCCGATAAATCATTCTCAGCATAAGTCTCACCGGTTTCCTTGTTGACCATGGGCCGCAGCAATTCCACCGTATTCATATCTTTAGTGGTGGTGATGGTTTTCATTTTGCGTCCGGATTCGGTATACACATCCCGAGCCATGGATAACCACACTTCACCGCAGCGTTTCATGCCCTTGGCAAAATTGCTCATATAGATAAACGTTTGCATATCCAGGCGCTGCTGGATCATCTCCACCGCCTTACCGGAGATGTTACTCACCATCTTTTCGGCTTGCTGCGGGCTGCCCATGATCTCTTGCATATCGCTTTCCGTGATTTGCAATAGGGCCGCCATGGCAGGCGGAATCGCCGCTGATCGTGTATAGGCCAAGGGACCAGCGGATTGCTGGTTGCCGTTCATATCCGTAATGGGGTTGATCAATAAATACGGATAGTCCTTAATATTGTCCTCGGCCCACATCATTTGGTGGCCAGCAATTTGTTCTGGGGTCAAAATCGGTTTTTCAATGCTCGATAACGCGGATATTTCACCCAGCTTTGATAACTGCATGTTTTTGAGCCGCTGCGGGTCTTTGGCCAGGCGGACATGGCCCATGCAGCGCTCCACATTATCAATAAACCAGCGCTTACCGTAGACCGGGATTATGGGAATACATTTGCCCGCGATGTAACCGCAGTCTTCCAGTACACACCCACCCGATAACAGGTATTTATGTACCTTGCGGGTTTTGTATTTTCTGGTGCGGGTTTCTACGGTGCCCACCTGAGCCAACCGCCGAACCAAATCAGGATCCGCTTTTAGCTCCTCATCGGGGTAGCGCTCTTCTTCACCGGTGATGGTGGTAAAAATGCGTACCGTGGCCATTTTTTCCTCAATCTTATAATACTCGGCCACATAGACCACATCCGGGGTAGCCCAGTCAAACTCCAGTTGATGGATGGTTTTCGGCCAGCTTGTGGGATCATCGCCCCATTCCTCTTTGTACGCTTCCCGCGTCATGGAGTTGAGCACAAAGCAGCATTTCGCGTCTGCCTTGTCCTGGCGTTTTGCGCCAAGATCAAAAAATACCGAGCTATCCGCGTCATAAATGGGCTCAATGCGGATCCGCTGCCGGTCGTCCTCATAATCTTCCTCTTCCTCATAGCAGGTACGCAACCGCCAGGCACCAAAGCCACCGCCCACCGCTTCTTCAAAAGCGTTGTCATAGGCTTCATTGGCGGTGCTATCCTGCTCATCGGCTCGATACAAACCATCGCAGGTATCCGCCAAATCATCGTACTCATCACCCTCTTTGCTGACAAAATCAACGGTAATCCGGTTATTGCGGTATTCGTTAATAATACGTATGACAGACAGGTGTATTTTGTTGACCTCAAAGCGGGGTTTGTTTTCAAACTGAGCCCCCAGCGGTCCCTCCCACTGCGCCCCGGACAACGAATAAAACCGCCGATCCTGCAGGCATTGCTGCCGCTCATCACGCAACGCGGTTTGTATGCAATCGAATTCCCGCAGCGCCTCATCATGAATCATCTGCAGCGTTTCGCTTTTGGTGCGCGTGGGCATACGCCTTCCTCAAAATACGGTTTTATTAATAAAAATAATTCAAATGGAATAATCAGGCGGTGATGATCATCAGGACCAGCGGTTAATAGTCGGCATAGGGGCCGCATTGGCCTGAGTCACAGCGGGTGTCGTTTGTACTAATTGAATCGCGTCAAATAGCGGATCCAGCTGGTCATCATGGGCACCCGCTGGGAAGGTTTCGATTTCTGCTAAAAAATCCGCCAGAAAAGGGGCATCCATGGGCAACACCACATTACCCGATTCGATAAAAGGCGCTGCATCATAGCAGCGGCTGATTTTGTCGTTATTGCGTTGCACCGCCAGCACCGGGATACCTTCACGCCTTAACGTCTGAATAAGACCGGTTCCGGATACTTTATCTTCCACATTCATCGCTTTTAGGGTGGCTTTGCGGCACACCGGCAAGGGATCATTAATGTGCTTGAGCCAGAATGCGCGGGATTGAATTAATAGATCCGGGGCTTCCCAGCGGCCCCGGATCTGATCAATTAATATCGCTTGTCCAATGGTGGATCGACCCCAGCATTGCAGAACTGTGAAATCGTTATGGGTGGCGGTCTTTTGTGCAGTGTCAGCGGTGATAAAGCGGAAATCCATGGCCGGTAATGTCTGCCAGTATTTGAACCAGGCAATATTGATAATGCCACCACCCCGAGGCGCTGGGCGCTGCTGCAATTGACCTGCGCTGCCATAAGTGCCAAGGGTTTTTTCCAGTTCCAAAACCTGCTTTTCACTGAATCGCTCGGGAAACATCAACTCACCTTCGACGGTAAATGTACATAATCCAATTCCATATCCAAAATAACCCCGGATACGTCCTTTTCATTCAAGCGCTGCATGATCACCACAATGGCCGATTGATCAGAGTTCACGCGAGTAGGCAGCGTTTCAGTAAAGGCAATACGGGCTGCCTCCAGTTTGGCGGGACTGTTGGCATTGTCTGCACTGATTGGATCATCAAGCAGTACACGATCTGATCTCGTTCCGGTCATGCTAGTGAATGCTCGCGCCTGGCGCACTCCTTTGCGCGTGTTACCAAATTCCCGCTTACCATCCAGATCCGCCAGTAATTTGATCGGCCAAAGTGCTTGGAACCAGCCGCTTTTAATCAGATCCCGGCAGCGCCGACTGTCCCGAATGGCTAATTGCTCCTCGTGGGCCGTACCCACAAAGCGCATTTCAGGCAGATTACGCGGTCCCCATTCCCAGGCCGGCCAGATCACACCGGTTAACAGGCTTTTCATGGTACCTGGCGGGACGTTCATCAGTAGCCGGTTGATCTGGCCATAGGTCACCGCCTCAAGATGCAGACAAATGGCTTCCAATGCCCAGCCCCATTTTAACGGGGTAGCAGGCTCCAATACATGCCAAGCCCGCTTGGCAAATTCAGCCAGGCTCCTGCTGCACAATTCGCGCTCAATGGCCACAAAATCAGCTTGCGTCAATACGGGGGCTTTACTGGTCATCTTTGGCCTTCAAAATCTCAGCCAACGTGGCGGTGGAGAGTTTTTTTACATCCAGCGTGGTCTGCACTTGTACCGGATTATCCTGATCACCGGTCAGCATCATGCGATCACCGTATTTTCGGGGAGCGAGTTTGGATAGCAGCCATTTTCGAGTGTCTACCTGCAGGCGCTGCTTTTGCACTGCACCATGATCCGTGGACCCACTGTCATTAAAACCCACCTCCGCATCGGCAATCGCAAGCGTTTCGGCTGCTATAAATTCAATTAAATCCTCGCGTGCGCGTGCGTACTTGTCGGCCAATTGCTTGTCTTTGGCCACCCAGGTTAGAAACGTGTTATGGGGTAACCCAATCTTTTTGCAGGCTTGATAACAGCTCAAACCGGTTATCATGGATTCCAATACCGCATTGGCTTTTTTATCGCGTGCCCTTTGCGCTTGTTCCGCTGTTACCCTGGGTTTTGGCTTGGCCTTGGGCGTGGCTTTGCTCTTTGGTGCTCTCCCAGTCGCCGGGGCAGCGGGCTTTTTTACAGTAGCCATACTCAATTACTCGCTTACTCAAATACTCAAATACTCAAATACTCAATCAAGGTGCATTTCTGTGATGCGCTGCTTAAGTAAATAACCTTCTAACGGCCATATTTTTTCACGGGCGTTGAATCGAGCAATGCGCTTGCCGATCTCCGCATCAAAATTGAGTGGACTGGCGCAGGCAGAGGAGCCCACCGTGGTAAATCCATTTTTTAGGGTCAGGCAGCAGACCGTGACACTGGTACCGGGAAAGACATAAAAGTCCTCTCGTAAAATACAGTCGTCAATGTCTTCAGGTGTCACCCTGGGGGCATTCAATCCTTTTGCTCGGATGGCTTGTTCTAAGGCTTTCTCATCCATAATGCACCGCTTGAGTAATTGAGTAATTAAAACCGTTGCCGGACAGGCTTGGCACGAAGGCAGCTATGCCACAATGACCGGTTTGGCGTGATTTGGGTGATGCGGTTTGCTTCAAATTGCTTGAGCAGTATCGTTTTTAAACCGGATTCATTGACCGGTTTGGGGCAGATCACAATCATCCAGCGATTGCCATCCAGTTGCACCCGCCAGGCCCGCCACATAATTTAATTGATGTATTCTCGAATGATTTGCTCAATCTGAACGCAAAATTCATCCAGCGATCTAGATTTTATATCGCAGTCGTATCCGGTAAATCCTCTGCATTCCACCAACCGATTGAATGAGGGCGTTTCAATCCAGGCGATATACCCCATTCCACAGGGTGATCGTTGTATATCTAC